AATTTATATTACGAAATGAGGATAGACCAGAGATCGCATCCTCTTGCCAAATTTTTCTCATACTTTAAAATATTTTCGGACAACCGTTCTTGCCATGTACAGGACATTCTACACCTTCTCTGGTGTGATTGCAAGCCATTTTGCTTTTCTCTTTACCTACTGTAGGCATTTTCTTTTCGCCTGACTTCATTCCATCGGGGTCATCCAACTTAGGCATGACCTCAACAGAACTGCTATCTACTTTTTTTCAGTTAACTTTCTCCACTCAGAGAACTCCTTAACACAGTTAGGAACTTTCTTCCCACCTTTCATCTTAGTTCCCTTTGCTTTGTAACCATCCCAACAAGTAGATGCTCCCACGTTCTTACGTGCTTGCTTCAAACTTTCACCTTGGGTTTCTACTTCTTCCTTCTTAGCAGTCTTTTCTGAATCTCTAAATGCTTTATCAGTAGGAGCTCCTTTGTCACCCTTACTACGCATTCTTTCACCACGCTTTCTCTTAGCATGAATGTTAGCATAAAGACCTGCCTTCTCTTCTATCTCTTCAGTCTCTTCCTTCTTCATACCTTTACTAGCCATCGCTTTCTTGATAGCTTTATCTCTGGATCCGAAGTACTCATCTTTTCCTGACTCAATCTTACCATCACCATCATAATCTTTCTTTGCTTTCTTACTTTCAGTCTTTACTTCAGCTGATAGTTCATCATCAACAAACTGATTTGGTGGTTGTGCTTCAATCTCTCTCTGAGATTTTTCTGGATTGATTGCATGCTCATGCATACCATACTCAAGTAAGTTGAGTGTAGCAACTGGAACATCTTGCTCTAGTCCATGCTCAAACATTACATCGTAATGTGATACATTACCTTGCTCATCGAGTGTATGTTGTTCCTTCAAACAATTTCCTCTACCCCACTCTGCATGTTCTACCTTAGTAGCACATGAATGTTGTACTTTTTTGATGGTTGGTTTGCCTTTACCGCCTTCTGGTTCTGCAAGTTTCATGCCAGGTGCGTCACCGCCACCGACTCCATCTGCACCAAGACCTTTTACGTCTGTATTACCAATCTTGGCAGAGTAATCATACCTCCAAGTCTCTTTCATGGACTTGAACTGGGTATTTAACATTGTATCAGCAGCTATTTGTGCTAATGATTTTTCTTCGTGCTGGCTCATCTTATCTTTTTTTGGGTCTGTTGGAATTGTTTGTTTGACTTTTACTGTGCCAGAGGGTTTCTGTGTCTTCTGACCAGGCGTAAGTGACATTACATACTCACGATATGCGTCAGTTCCAATCTCGAATACTTCTTTGATGTTTGTTATCCAAGTGCGGAAGGTTGTTTCTTCAGCAGTTAGACACAACACATAATTAGGTCCTCGACGTAAAATCTTTCCTACTTGTCCGTTTTCAGTAAGAACCCACTCACCTTGCTTATAGACTTCATTCTTATAGAACTTATCTTTGGTGATTTTTGCTTCTGCAACTTGTGACTTCTTCGCAAACTCCGAGAAAGATTTCATTAATATATGTGTACATATCAAGTTTATTTATAAACCCATTCCCTTTCTAACTTCTATCATAAGCTCCATCTTATTTTGGAGGCTCATTGCTTCTGGCATTCCCGCAATAAAATCCTGTGCTTTTTGATCCTTTGCTGCTTCTCTCATCTTACTTGCGGACATACCACTAGCACCTTCCGCATCTGGATCTCTTTCTCCTGCAGACTTAATTTCTATGGTATTGAATGAATAATCATCCTTTCTATTGTTCTTTTGTATCCAACCAAAATCATTTACTCTATCAGAACCTACCATCATTACTACATCAGTATATTCTTTCATCATCAAATGTTTCATAACATCTACAGGAGTCCTACAACATGCTTTATCATCTATATGATCAGCATACTGCGGAAACATTAGTCTCATATACTTTGTTTTGACATCATATGGTAAAGGATTTTTCTTTTCTCCTGCTGTTTGTGACGGTATGATAAACCAATCATCAGATCCAGCCTCTTTTGCCACCGCTTTTATAAGTTTCTCATGTCCTATTGTTGGAGGATTAAATCTACCGAATGTGAATACTGCTCTTTTCATTTCTTAGTATCTCCATTGACCCAGTTTTTTTCTACGTTAAAGTTTGCTACACTAAACGATAAACGATCAACTAATTTGACAGCGTTTGTACCATCTTGTATCGCAACATAACCTTCTGGTGCGGTAATGTCATACCCATTCTCTGTTTTGAGGTATGTACCAAACCTTTCACCCTTTTCCAACTTGCGTATAAACATTTCCTTGGCTGACTGTATTGCAGAGTATAGATTGACTGTACTTTTTAGTGCATTTTCATTGTCTCTTATCATATCTAGACCATCATAGAGTTTAGCAAGTTTCGCTGCCTTTGCTTTTGGTGTCTTTAATTTATCTGCTGCCTTTTTTACCTCTGTCTGAAAGTAATCTTGAAATTCTTTAAGAAATACTTTATCACTGGGTAATTTCTTACCTTCACGAACGTATTTGTTAAAGAATATTTTTAGTCTAGTTCCTATAACTAACTGATCCTTAGTTTTTATTTGTTCTGCTACTTCATCTAGAAAATTAGATGCTTTTCTTAACGATGATTGACTAGTTACTTTTAATTTTTCCATACTCTTTTTCTCACCCGCAGTTAACAGCACATCATTACCTAACTGACCCGTCTCAGCACTCAAAACTAGCACATTTTTACTCTTGTTTAACTGTGATACATCATACCCAAAAGAAGCTTGCATACTGCTAATGTCATTACCAGAATATGAGGTATGAAATACTACTCCAACTTTTGCTTTAGATGCTTTTTGATATAATTCATCCTCTTCTGGTATGCAATAGGTTATAGTATTGGGTTGAAATATAATACAGTTAGTTCCATTTATCTTTTTGGCAATCTTATCGTCAGTGAATAGAAGATCTCCTTGTGCTACTCCCTTGATACCTAATTCTGGTAGATATTTTAGACAATCTTTTAATTTAGTTGCCAAGCCTGGTGAGGTGCCATGATTAAATTCTACATCTTCTTCTGTAAAATTAATTTTTGCATTAACATTGAAGACTGATTTAGTTCCTACAAAAAATTTATCTGTGCCAGGATATATTCCACAAAATACAGCGGGTGCACCGTCCCATTTTGTAGTAATTTTAAAATTATTATTACCTGCTCCTGTAAATACTCTTGCTAACTCATCTAAAAACATGAAAGCATCCTTCGCACCTTGCTCACCGTCTAACAAGATGCTATCTTCTAGGTGTTCTAGGTGAGTATTCTTAGACATCAGTAGATTTTCGCGAAAGGACCGTATCTATCTCTATTACTTCTACCAACTTTCATGGCAAGAAATACCATGTCAGCACAGAAGTCGTTTAATTCACTTCTTTGCATCTTTACCATTACTTGATGCAACCAAGTTATCTGCATACACTTAGTGTTAACAACATGTGGATTGCAGCACATCACCGTAATCATATTATCAATTGCTGTGTCCGCATCTTTGACTTCAATGTCAACACCAACATTCTTTAAGTCACTAATCATATTTTTGTAATCTATTTTTTTCGATACAAAATCGTCAAGAGTTTTAGGATAAGCATTTTTACTTTTATCGAATGTCAATCTATGATCTTCCATTGCTTGTACAACAAGTTCAACGGTTGCCTTACCTAATCTAGCAGCACCAGATCCTTTAGTAGTGGGTTCAAATTTTAATCCAGAAAAATCTTTTGAATCATTTGCTTTGATTTGAAAGTCATGTGTTTTTGTATTCTGTCCACCTTGTTCTACAACAAATCTAGTATCTTGTGAAGATAGTGTAACCTCTCCGTTCTTATCATTCTTTGTTCCTAGAGAGCATTTGGCATATAAAAATTTAAACTCCAAAGATGCCATGTCTGAAAAGAATTTCTTACTATCATTAGCAAATTCTATCTTAGCAGGTCCGCTACCTATCTTTTTAAGAGAGATACCAAACACTTTCTTTTCCCTAAACAACACTCTCATTATAGCATTTAATTCTGCCAACCGTGAGGTGGTTTTTCTACCTGTTCCTCTTTCTAATACTTTATTGATCTTCTCTATGGCTGCATCTTCATCTTGTATCAACCATATATCTGAAGGGTTAGAGTTATCTTTTTTAGATATACCAAGTTCTTTAAGTTTGTCAGAAATATAATCCATGAACCCACCATTACGATTAAATTCAGTAAATCTAGGGGTAGATATTTTATCAATTAATGCCTTCTGTTGTTTATAAAAACTTTCTAACCACTCTTGGTCAACAACTTTCAATTTACCACTAGATTCTTTAGTCCATATACCAGTCAATTCATCCATTAACTTTTTATCTGACATCAGATGTTCTAGACTTTTATATTCTGATTTGTTTTTCTTTATTGCATACTCAAAAACTTTTGCAGATCCAAGTTCTTGAATTTCTGTCATCTTACTATCGGAGACACCAGATTTTCCACCACCAGTCTCCATAAATTTTACTTTCTGACGACCAATTTTATATGTTACAGAAATTTTTTGTCCAGTACCAACAGACGAAGGTGTTAACTTAACTTTATTTTGGATGTCTAGTATGGATTGCCTAGGTCCTTTGATTATATTCTGGGAGTTTTGTGGCCACTTGTATCCATCCTCATAGTACCATGAGGTTTTTTCTCCACCACCTAGGTCTAAGATTTCGGATAATTCTTTTTTCTCAGTTGGGTTTGGAGAACCCATCTTGAGAAGATTGTTTTTTGTAACTGTGTTTAGTCCCATAATTACTATTTAGAATTGTTTCCAATATCTTGGGGGTAGTAAACCAGTTTCTGTATCAGTCCTGTGTTTGAGAGTTAGAACGATGTCACCAGCAAGACTAATTCTTCTATGTTCTCTGGGTTCTGGAGAAGTATAATGTTCAAGAGAACCAGGAAACATAACAAGATGCTCAGGCTGTGGTGTGATAGCATACCCATCACCATTGTTAAATCTATTTTCTTGAATAAGTTTAAATGCATCTCCGAACCATTCGTTAGGATTTCTTTTTGTTACAATTATTGGATCACCTGGTGTCTGTATGTAGTAGACATATGATATATGTGAACATGAATGATAATGTACGGGAAAGTGTTGACCAGGATCACATATGGTAAACCATGTCTTCACAAAATTAATTTCAAATGTCCCTTTATCTATTGCAAAGTAGTCTAGATACTCTCTAACACATCCTTTCAAAGCTCTAAAAAAATGTTCTAGTCTCTTATCTTGGTGTACTAGAACTTTACCATTCAATTCCCCTGTAATTTTACCTGTTGAGTTATCAAACCGAGCATCATCAAAACTCCTGTATAGTGAGGGTAAGAAACCACGTAGTTTCTTTTCATACACTATGGTAGGAAATGCTTGATGAAATTTAGAGGTCGTCTGCTGCACGGTTTTCTGAATCATGAATATCAAAACTACCGCCAGGATATCTTTTCTCTAGTTTTTTAATATTACGTTCAATTACTTCATCAAAACTGATGTCCAATGCCATACATGCTTGTGCTACGTACCACATAACGTCACCCAACTCAATAATAAGATGTTCTCTATTGTCGCTGTTCCAAGGTTTACCTTGGAAGACCATCTTCTTAACGATCTCCAAGAACTCTCCAGACTCAGCAGCAAGGCCAACGCCAGCAGTGGTAAGACGTTCAATATTGGCACCCTTTTGGTCAAGTTCAACCAGACGATCAGCAAGATAGACAAAATCTTTACTGGAATCGGATGTGACACCATCCACGAAATGACTGTACTTATCAAAATCTATTGTCATGAAAATAATTGCATTGTTTCTGGGAACCAAACGTAATCTAAATCAGATTTAGCAAGAATATTTAATGCTTGCTCTGGTGTCTCAACCAAGGGTTCACCTGCTAAGTTAAGACTAGTATTAAGTATTATACCATAACCTGTAAGTTTTTTCAACTCTAGTAACAGTTGATACAGATGCCCACTAGTAACAGTTTGTACTCTACATGTATTATCTATGTGAGTTACAGAAGGTATTGGTATGTCTTTGACTTTATAACATTGCGTCATAAAAGGACTATATGTTTTGAGGTCAAAGAATAGATGTGCATCTTCTTCTAATACTGATGCTGCAAATGGTCTATACCACTCACGTTTTTTGATCCTATTAACTACTTCTCTTCCTTTTTGATCGAATGCGGTGTAGAGGATGGATCTATTCCCAAGTGCTCGTTGTCCAGCTTCAGCGTATCCATAATATATGGCGACGCTTTTTTGTTCTTTAAGGAGTCGAGCAACTCCTTGGATGTCAATTTCTTTCCCTTTATATTTTGATAGGTCATACTTCCAACCATGAAATGCAGTTGTTGTTAGTGGTCTAGGTGTAAGGTCTTTTGTCCTCATTCTCCAGTGCATCATAGCAGTTCCTACTGAAATGCCAAGATCAGTTGCCATGGGTTCAAAGTAAAACTCTACATCTGGAAAAGTTTCTACTAACAGATTATTAGTTATAATATTCATAGCATAACCACCAGTAAAACACAACTTTTTGACACCAGTTGCTAACAAAACTTTACGAACTAGACGAATAATGACGTTTTGTGTATCCTTTTGTACAGATTTTGCATAGTCAGCGTATGGTCTATAGTTTTCTCTGGTTATCTCATCAGTGACATTGATTCCTTTCTTACCAAATATCTCCTGAGCTATGTCTTTGAAGTTATCAGGACCATATCCATAGAAAAATAGGTTAACTTCTCTACAATGAAACATCATATCATCAACAAAATAATCTTTAATAATATGTGTTTGATTAGTGTCCTCTCCATAAGAAGATAAACCCATGACTTTACCTGCTTGGAGAGCAGTTTCACCCATCATCACTGCACCTGCACTGTAGAGGTAACCCAAACCCATCATACTCTCACGATGAATTTCTGCATCAGGATGTAGTTTCTTAAGACGTGCTGTTTCCGTTGGTAAATCCATTTGTTCTGGAAACAATTTAATAAAATTCTTATATATTTCTTTAAATTCTAAACCTTCAGCAAGGTATACAGATTCTGCTTCAAAAGATAGTTTATCTAGTGACCCACTACCATCAACAACTAGAACAAGTGACTTATCAAATCCACTATTATAGTATGCACCTGCAGCATGAGCAAGATGATGACGTTTATCCTTAATAACTTCGGGAATAACACCATGTTTTTTCTTATATGCTTTTAGAAAAATATGAAGGTACTTGAGACCATCTTCATACATGAATGTTCTATCACCAAAATAGCATAAAACAAGAAGATCTATAGGTTCCTTTACTTTAAGGAGTTGCTTATAGATCTCAAAGTGATGAAGGTCATGTTTCTTACCACTATATCTTTCTTCTAAAAAATAATTTTGTACCTCACCATCGTAGATACAGGCAGAACAGTCATGATTACCATATTGTATGGCGGCTACTCTCATTCTCCTAGCTGATGTATAACTGGTTTTTCATGTAATAATACTTTGTATAATCTTTTTACCTCTGCTGCAGAAACAGGAACAAATTCTTGTGTAGCATCAAAACCATCATATCTTTTTGCTTGATTTATTACTATGCTTCCCCCCTCTCCAGACACAGAACGATGGTAAGTTTCACGAGGTATAATTAAAGCACCACTTTGTACATTTAAGTGCACAATATGGTAAGGATATTTCCATTCAAAATTGACTAATTCAAATGTCCTCTCTCCTGAGACAACTCTATTATAATCATCTTGAAAACTATGAATATAAAACTGTTTTGCACCTACCATATCATTGGGAGGTGACGTAGCAGTGCCAGTATGTACCACTAAATCAGATGCATTTGATTCGTCCACTGATATGTCATAAAAAATGACATCTTCTGTCTCACG